ATGGCAGAGGACAAAAAGGATGACGAAGACGAAGAGTAACATTGACGGTCTGGCAAGAGCTTTGCTGGACATTATCAGGAAGGAGTTTGGGAATATGGTACCTATCAAAAGAGAGATTACCAAGGAGCAGGCAGAAAAGGTAATCCACGAGAATGACTGGAGCAATATTTTCTCCCAGTCGGAAGTGTGTGGTTACGGAGTTTACGGCGAGAGAGTCCGGGAAGAAGACGGCAAGTATTACGTTGAGTATTATCGTGGCGACAGTTGTGATTAAGGAGGTGAGAACATGACAAACACAAAAATGACTATGAATTATGAACTGATAACCCCTGAAATTGCATCTGATTTACTTGAAAACAACGATGTAAACAGAAAAATCAGTCATGGTGCAGTAACCGCTTATATGAGCGATATGCTTGCAGGGAATTGGGACGAGAACACAGGAGCAAGTATTTCACTTGACGAGTCAGGAAGATTGAGAGATGGACAGCATCGTTTGACTGCAATCGTGAATGCAGGAGTTTCATTGCATATGTGGGTTTGCAGATGTGTTTCAGAAGATGGAATTTACGATAACAACAGAAAAAGAAGTACAAGCGACCAAATCACAATAATGCGAAGTGATTTCGAACCTGTTTACAGAAATACACGATATGTAAGCATTGCAAGAGTTCTTATCGCACACACAGACAGAAGACCTGTTACAGCAAAAGAAATAATTGATTTTACAGATAAAAACAAAGATACGCTTGATGGATTTTTCCTTAATATTCCGCAAGGAACAGTTCCAAAGATTTCGCTTGCGGTTGTCCATTTAGCACTATTTATGGCATACATGGCAGGTGTTCAAATTGAAGATATTATGCAGTTTTATGAGGTTCTCTGCACCGGAATGGGTAACGGTCCTGAAGATTATCCAATTATAGCATATAGAAACTATTTGAAAGATAATTCTGCGCCACCTACGACATTGCCAGAAATCGGCAGATGTCAATATTCATTAAAAAAGTATTTAACAAAATCATGTACAAAACGGACCATTGCGCCGAAAGATTTGATTTTTCAATGGCCTGAGTTTTGAGCATGAGTTTTGAGGAAGGAGCAAAGAAATGACAAACAAAGAGAGAAAGCTGCGATTAAGGGGGTGAAAGAATGACGATCTTTGACATTGACCAGGAAATCTTATCCTGCATCGACATGGAGACAGGCGAAGTAATCGATCTGGAAAAACTTTCAGCACTCCAAATGGAGCGTGACCGCAAAATCCACAATGTGGCGTGCTGGTATAAAGAACTGACGGCAGAAGCAGAAGCCATTAAGGCAGAAAAGCAGAAGCTGGCACATCGTCAGCAGGTCTGCGAAAACAAGGCCGAGTCTTTGAAGAAGTACCTTGCGTTCGCATTAGACGGCGAGAAGTACAAAGACGGTGCCGTGGCTATCTCTTACCGCACATCCAAGTCGGTCGTTTTCTATGACGACTTCGATTATGCAGAACTTCCGGACGAATACCAGAAAATCACGATCGAGCCGAAGAAGGCCGAAATCAAAAAGGCCATCGAAGAAGGTCATGTGATCGAAGGTGTCGAGCTGGTGGAAAAGACAAACATTCAGATTAAGTAAGGAGGAATCAAAATGGGCGTACCTGTATTAGTTTTAGGCGAAACCGGAAGCGGTAAAACTTACTCGATCAAGAAATTTGACGAGAGCGAAGTCGGCATCTTCTCCGTGGAAAAGGGCAGACTTCCGTTCCAGAAGAACTTCAAGGTGGCAAAGAACGCAACATATCAGTTGATTTGCCAGGCATTGAAGGACCCGAAGCTGAAAGCCTATGTCATTGACGACTCGCAGTACCTTCTGGTCAACGAGATGTTCGACAAGGCTAAGGATGCCGGGTACAACAAATTCACGGATATGGCTCTGCATTTTAGAGACCTCATCCACATTATCAACCATCAGGTGCCGGACGATGTGGTCGTGTATTTTCTCCACCACACCGAAACGGACAGCAACACCGGAAAGATCAAGGCGAAGACCATCGGCAAAATGCTCGACCAACAGCTCACCGTGGAAGGATGCTTTGACATCGTCCTGCTGACTTCCGTGGAAGGCCCGGACCATTGGTTCATTACACAGTCGGACGGCTACACGACAGCGAAATCTCCGGAAGGTATGTTTCCTGATCTGAAAATCCCGAACGACCTCAAGGCGGTAGATACCGCAATTCGTAACTATTGGCATTTAAGTGCAGAAGAAAAGGAGGATTAAAAAAATGAAGAGTTTCAACGATTACGACAAAGCGAAGAAGGAAGCGCAGGCTTCTGCAATGACAAAGCTCCCGGCAGGAGCGTATGTCTGCAAAATCAAGGATGTCAGATACGAGACAACCGACTACGGCGACAGAATTGTCCTGGCGTTCGACATTGCCGAGGGAGAATACAAAGATTTCTTCCAGAAGCAGTTCGAGGCCAACACTTCCGAAGACAAGAAGTGGAAGGGCAAGACAAACATCTTCGTTCCGAAGGACGACGGCTCCGAGAAGGACTCTTATACCAAGAAGTCGTTTGCAAGCTGGACGGACTCTTTCGAGAAGTCAAACAGCGGTTACAAGTGGGACTGGGACGAGAACAAGTGGAAGAACAAGCTCGTTGGCATCGTGTTCGGCGAGACAGGCACAAACATTGAAGGCAAGGACATTGTCTACACCGAGGCGAGATTTGCGGTTGCTGCCGATGTTGTCCGTTCCGGTAAAGCACCTTCTGCAAAGTTCAAAGCTCGTGACGGTTACAACGGAACCGCTTCTGCAAGTAAACCTGCGGATGACAAGTTCATGACTATTCCTGCCGGACAAGCTGAAGAGCTTCCCTTCTGATGGAACCATTCCAAATTGAAGAATGCTTGCGAAGCATGATAATTCTGGTCGATACAAGGGAGCAGCCTTCTGATCGAGCAAAACGCAGATACGCTGACTTCCCTTGTCCATACCGGAGGCAGACTTTGGATTATGGAGATTACACTTATTCCTTCGTTCTGGATGGTCGAGAAGTCTTTCCAGAAGGTGTTCGGGTAAAAGGCCCGGCGGTCATCGAAAGAAAAATGGGTCTGGAAGAACTTTCCACCTGCCTGACTCACGAACGGAAACGATTCGAGGCCGAAATGATCAGAGCGAAGGAAAACGGTTCTGCCATATATCTGCTTACGGAAAATGCCACATGGGAAAACTTGATCAACGGCAGGTACAAGACCAAGTTTAACTCCAAGTCTTTCTTTGCAAGCGTTACCGCCTTCATGGCGAGGTACGGAATTAAGATCATATTCTGCAAAAGTGAGACATCCGGGAAAATGATACATCAGATTCTGTACCGAGAATTAAAGGAAAGGTTAGAGAGGGGAGATTATGGCTAACAAGGAAAAAGGGTACATATATTTGTACCGCAGCATACAAGATAATCCGTTGTGGCTTGAACATTCAGCATTTGATAGAAGAAGCGCATTTATAGATATGCTTTTCATGGCAAATTACACGGAAAAGGAATTGATTCTTCGTGGAGGAACCAAAAAAACGATTAAAAGAGGGCAGTTCCATACGAGCATAAAGGGGTTGTCCATTAGGTGGGGATGGTCGGAGAAGAAAACGAAGAGATATTTGTCCCTATTGTCTGACCTTGGAATGGTACATACAGATAGCACAACACATGGCACTACTGTAACCATTGTAAATTATGGCGATTTCCAAGATTTGGGGCAAACAAAAGGGAGAACAAAAGGCACAACAAATGACCGAACAGGTGACCTATCAGACGACCCAACAGACGACCGAACAAACGACCTAACAGACGACCGACGACTAAATAAAGGTAATACAAGTAATACAAGTAAGAAAAGAAAAAAGGCTGCGCCTTCATCCTTCTACTCGGACAGACCGAGGTGGCACATCGAGGGAGAGTACGAGTTTTGGTTGGATGATGAGGGCTGCTGGCACAGAGCTTTAATCGGACAGAAAGAGGAAGAATAATGGGGATTTATCAATTCAAAGAAGAAGATGCGGTCCGGTTTGCCAGAGAGCATGGAAAATTTCGGAAGCGTGGCTCGGAATTGGTATTGCTGAATTGTCCATATTGCAGAGCGAAAGATAAGGAAACCTTTTCAATCAGTTTGATTACAGGTCAGTTCGAGTGTAAAAGAGGTTCCTGCGGTGCCAAGGGGAACATGATCACATTGTCCAGAGATTTTGATTTTAGCCTGGGACGAGATGCGGATGCTTATTATAACACGGTCGAGTATTCAAAGAAGCAGTACCGGGAGTTTAGGAATAAGCACATCGAAGTAAAAGACGAGGCAATCAAATATCTTGGCAGCAGAGGAATATCAGAAGAGGTGGTTCGGAAGTATGAAATCACCATGTCGAACGAAGAAAAACATATTATGGCTTTTCCGTTCCGTGATCAGAACGGAGAAATAACATACATCAAATACAGGAACCTTAAACCGCAAAAGGGACAGTCAAAGGAATTTTGCGAGTCACAATGCAAGCCGATTCTGTTTGGGATGAGCCAATGCGAGGACTTCACTACACTTGTAATCACCGAGGGGCAAATCGACAGCTTGTCCGTTACAGAGGCAGGTATCAAAAATGCCGTTTCCGTTCCGTCTGGAAAGAATGGGTTTACCTGGATTCCCTATTGCTGGGACTGGATGGAGAAGTTCGAAAAAATCATTGTCTTTGGTGACTGCGAGAATGGAAGCATTACACTTTCCGAACAGATCAGACAGAGATGGGCAAGCAAGACCAGCGTTGTCAGGGCTGAAGATTACAAAAACTGCAAGGATGCAAACGAGCTTTTGCAGAAGTACGGAAAAGAGGCCGTCATCAATGCGGTAAACAATGCGGTTGCACCGGAGTTTCCGAGTATTAAGGAAATGTCGAAGGTTGAGCAGGTGGACATCATGAAAATGGAGTATATGTCCACAGGAATGGAAAGTCTGGACAAAGTTCTGGACGGCGGTTTCAGGTTTGGTCAGTTGGCCATCCTCACCGGAAAACGTGGAGACGGTAAATCAACGGTGGCGAGTATGTGGGGCTGTGAGGCTTTAGCGCAGAATTATTCGTGCTTCTTTTACTCCGGCGAGCTTCCAGACTTTTACTTCCGAAATTGGATGGACCGTCAGATCACGAAGAAAAAGGAAATCACGAGCAAAGCAGATCAAGACAGTTTGGACTTTTACTACGGAGACAGGGCATTCATTTACGAGCGAACGGACATTGAAGACGAAGTGAACAGTCTGTTGTCCACGATCGAGACAGCCATTATCCAGAAGGGTTGTCGGTTTATATTAGTCGATAATCTGATGACGGCCCTTGAAGTGGATATGCAAACGGACCTTTACAGAGCGCAGAGCGAGTTTGTCGGCAAGCTCGCAGCTATGGCGAAGAAGTACCTGGTATTCATTCTTTTGGTGGCTCATCCGAGAAAACAGTCAGGCAACCTGGCAAACGATGATGTGTCCGGTTCCAGTAACATTACGGACCGTGCCGATCTCGTGATGACTTACGGCAGAATACCACCAAAGAAGGGCGAAGAACCGGAAGGCGACGATGTTCGAAGGCTTGAAGTATTGAAAAACCGCTTAACCGGAGTTCTGGCAATAGACAAAAAAGGCATTCGGCTTGTGTACGACAACGGCAGCAAACGCATTGCAGAAAACACGAACGATTTTTTCAAGAAGAATTACAACTGGCAAAAAGAGGACTTGTACGAATTTATCGATGCCAATACAGAGGAAATACCATTTTAACAGGAAGGAGAAATTAGATCATGCGAATATACATTTCAGGTCCGATCACGGACTGCCCGAATTACAGACGGAATTTTGCGGAAGCACAGAGGATTTTGGAGTCGCTCGGTTATGAGGACATAGTCAACCCGGCAGAACTTGGCAAAGTATGCAACACCGAAAAGTTCAGCTACGCAGAAATCCTGAACATTTGCAAGGAATTCCTTCGAACTTGTGAAGTGCTGCTTTTGCTTCCAGGTCACGAGCGGTCGCATGGCTGCGGAGTGGAAGAAGGCATTGCAGAGGAACGAGACATGATAATCATGGAGTTCGAAGACTTTGTGAGGGGGTGATTCCGTGACAGACAGAGAGGCTTATGTTTTCCTCGGTCAAATCCGAGGTTACGACAACAAGATCAAGAGGCTGGAGCGAACCATTGAGTCGTTGCGGTACAACCTGATGCCCGGTGCGATACGGTACGACAAAGACCGAGTTCAGACTTCGCCACAGGATTCGATGTCGGAGTTGTTCTCCAGAATAGACGAGTACGAACGAGAGCTTGGAGAAGAATACAACAAGCGAGCGCAAGCCGTCATCGAGATAGACGAGGCATTGAACCGGATGGACAAGACGAAGGAACGAACCGTGTTGAAGGAATACTACATCGGACAGTCGAGCATTCGTGATATTGCCGATGGCCTTGGATTTACTATCAGACATTGCCTTCGGTTAAAGAAGAACGGCGTGTCTATGTTTGCGGAGGTGATGAGTCATGGCGATAGATAGAATTGTGGGAATGATCGTTTTGGCCTTCGTGGCGTTGATACTTGGTTATTTCATGGGATTTTGTACGGCAGCAGGAATGAATGAACAGGAAAAGGAGGAAGAAAACAATGGAAATGACAGAACAGGAAATTGTTAGAAGATATAAAGCAGCAGATAAGAAAAGAGCGCAGATCACTATTCTTGCGGAGTTAAACGGATGTCCGAGGGCGACTATCAGAGAGATTTTACAGTCTCACGGTTGCGAAGTTCCAAAGACTGGAAACAGATTTACGGCAAAGGCGAAAGAAACGCCACAGGATGAGTTGAAGGAAGAACTTCAGATGGCTGGTGGAACTATAACCATTGAAGACCCTGGGAAAAAAATGTTCGGGGAAAGTTTAGTAGCACAAAGGCAGCCAAAGAAAGTTAAGACTCCAGAGTCTGTTCTTATCCTTGTTGAGGACGAGGCTTTACGACTCCAGAGGGAAATCGAAGAGATGGAAAATGTTCTCGCAACGAAGAAGTTAAACCGAGAAGAGTTAGTGAATTGGTTAAATAGCGCAAAGGGGGAGTGAATATGGCAGCACCAAAGACAGTTGAGCAGAAGATGGATTATTACTGGAAGGAATACGGCATTTTGATTTCGTGGGACAACAGGCTGTATAACGATGACCGCAGAGTGGTTCGCTATACCATCAAGTTTCCGCATTGTGAGCTTATAGACGGAGAGTGGCAGTTCAGTTGGAACTCGCCCTTGCAGAAGAAGTACAACGGTGTCCGCAGGAACGAAATCACTTATTATATCAACCAGATGTTCTTCTCCGGCAAGCCGAAAGGCTTCAAAGAGTCGTTGCAGAAGGTTTGGAAGGGGGAGAAGTAATGTTGCACATACTGAAAATTGCCGGATTTATCCTTTTAGGAGTTTTGGCCGTTGCGTTGTTTGACATCGTGGTTATCTTTACCATTGCGATGGTCAGGGTGGTATCAGAGAGAAGGGAGAAGAAAAATGGAGAGGAAAGAAGCGATACATTGTCTGACGAGTGACTGTCAAGAGTGTAAGGAATGGCCGGAGTGCAACAGCATGGAGAAAATCAACGCTGCGCTACACATGGCACAGGATTCGTTGCAGATTTACGACAAAATCATTGCTGACATCAAGAAGGCCTGTGGATGCAACACGGCACTCGACATCATCAACGAGCATTTGGAAGAGTTGGAGGGGAAGTATGGAGAGTAAGAACGCCAAATTATACGAAATCCTTGATGCCGTCACCTACCGTGTATTGTTTGTCGGCACATCCAAGGAAGTGGACGAGTGGTTGGAAAATCCGGACCATAACGAGTATTACGAGATTAGGGAGGTAAAGTATGGACAACGAAAAGACGATAGCCGTGCTTAATTCACACAAGGTTCATTGGGAGCGGTTGCTTCGGGAGAATATTTGCGACAAGACCGAAGGAGAGGAATTTATCGAGGCTCTGGACAAGGCAGTTAAGGCGTTGGAAGAAAGACCTACGGCAGAATTTGTCACAGATTGTTTTGGAAATATATGGTGTGGAATTTGTAAAGATAGAGCAGATAAACATAACAATTATTGCCCGAATTGCGGAGCAAGAATGAGAAATTAAACATTTCAAAAACAAAAACTAAAATTCAATTTCACATTTAACTTGTTTATTTAAGTTTTTACAAACGGATAAGCAGAAATGAAAGCGAGGAAGAAGAATGATTAAACTATCCATAATAATCCCAATGTACAACACGGAGCCGTACATCGACCAACTTCTCAAGGCTCTGGCTCCGCAGCTTACGGACGAAACCGAGGTGATCGTGGTGGACGATGGTTCAGACTTTCCGTTCCTTCCGCCTTACCCTTCCATCAAGGTCATCAGGCAGACCAACAAGGGAGTTTCTTCTGCCAGAAATCGTGGGTTGAAGGTTGCCAAAGGTCAGTACATCGTTTTTATCGATTCTGACGACCTGGTGTCTGATGATTACATCGCACAGGTATTTAAGGCCATAGAACCAGAGCCGGACACCGTGTACATCTCTTGGAAGCACTTGTCCGGTCCGATCGGGAAGATTATCAAAGGCCCGAATGACGAGTTTAACCCTTACAACCGATGTGTCTGGAACCGTGTGTTCAAAAAGACTTACATCAAGGGCTTAAAATTCAACGAGGAAATGCAGGTAGCAGAGGATGACGACTTCTTGAACCATCTGCCGACACCTGCATCCAAGACTTACATCGAAAAGCCTATTTACATTTACCGCTCTGGCAGAAAAGGCTCTCTCACCGACCGAGCCAAAAACGGCGAGTTCCGAAAGCCCGACATCGTGACACAGGTGGTTCTTTACTGCGGAAATATGGCGACCATTGGCGGAATCGAGACTTTTGTTTACAACTTCTGCAAGGAAATGTGCGATTTATACGACATTTTGGTTTTGTACTCCGAACACATGGACCCGAAACAGATTCTGCGCTTGTCCGAGTTTGTCCGAGTTCAGCGCAATGCAGGAAAGCTCATACAATGCAATGTGGTGGTAAACATCCGTCTGACGGACGAGGTTCCAAGCAATGTGAAGTATAAAAAGCGAATTCAAATGTCGCATACTTGCCAGCTCGCACCTTCCGGAAAGTGGCATTGGGAAATCAAAAAGAATTATGACGATCTGATCTTCGTCTCCAAGGCTGCTGCCGATTCATTCGCAGATCAGAATTTGAAATACGACATCATTCCGAATTTTACGGACTCACAACTTCCGAAAAAAGCACTACTGCTGGTATCAGCCTGTCGGCTCACTTGGGAAAAGGGCGAAGAACGGATGTACCAACTCGCCGAAGCTCTACGGAACAAGAATATCCCATTCGTTTGGCTTGTTTTCTCCAACCAACCACTTAAAAGGGTCATTCCAGGCATCGTTCAATGTCCGCCAACCTTGAATGTGACTTCGTACTTCGAAAAAGCGGATTACATCGTGCAGCTTTCCGACATCGAGTCGTTTTGCTACACCTTGGCAGAAGCTCTTCAAATGGGCGTGCCTGTTCTGACCACTCCGTTGGCGGTGCTTCCGGAAATCGGATTTGTCGAAGGAAAAAATGGTTACACCTTGCCTTTTGACATGAAGGACATCGATGTGGAGAAGATTTACGAGGACATTCCGAAGTTCGTTCCGGTACCGTGCAAAAACGAGAACATCAAAAAGAAGTGGAAAAAATACCTCGGTAACACAACGCCGACCAGAAGCTATCGTATGAAGTCCGACATTGTTACCGTTAAGGTCATCGAAGGCTACGGCGATCTTGAACTTGGTCGTAATCTCATACCAGGAGATGTGGTGCAAATGCGCAGGGAACGAGCGATGGTTATTATTAGTCGAGGTTTGGGAGAGTGGCAAGAATGAAAATAATTGTTATGAGTTGCTCCCAAAATTGGGTTCTTTTCGAGCCGTTTCATCATTGCATGGAAAAATATTGGCCATCGCATCCAGAGGTCATTTATTACACCGACGGAATTATCAACCCATATTACAGAACCATTGCCATTCCGCATGATTTGAACCATTGGACGACAGGGCTTCGGGAGTTCCTTCGGCAGATAGACGATGATAAAGTCCTTCTCATGATCGATGACTGTTTTATCCGCAGACCTGTGGACACAGCACGCATCGAGGAAGCAGAGGCCGAAATATCCGGCAATATTGCCTGCATGAATTTCGAATTGTCTTGGGACGATCGGGACGAACCGACAGCTATCCCAGGATGGAAGAAGCGCAAACACGGTGCAGCTTATGAGGTCAGCTTGATGTGTGGTCTTTGGCAGAAAGACAAACTGATGGATGTGGTTTCCAGAGACTGCGACCCTTGGACGATAGAATTAGATCAGGACAGCAAGGGTTATGATTATTACATCAATTCCGGTTGGTATATTATTGACTGGGGTTATCGCACATTCCAACCATGTGGAGTGCAGAAGGGTTCATGGACGGCAGAGTGTATTCACTTCTTGGAATCCGAGGGCCTGAACATCCAGTATGAAAAACTTGGAAAATTATAAAAATGTCATACGATGTCACCTTGAAACACACAAAAAAAATTGATATTGTTAAATTGAGCCAAAGGCTCAAGAGGTCGGTAATGATTTCGCAGAAAGGACGAGGTAATTCGTTATGAATGTTAAGTGTTGGACCTGTGGTAAAACAGCCACAATTACAAAAGGCAGAGTTGAAAGAGAATTGTTAGAATTCGGAAGTCGTATAACCACTACGGAACCGAACCGACATTATCGATGTTATTGCCAGGAATGTTACGACAAGAAGATGTCGGAACTTGAAACGGACAAAAAAACATACAATATTCTGAAAAAGAAGATAATGTTTGAATCGGCCGTTGAAACCTTGGAAAAGCAAAGCCTTTTACTTTGGAAGTACAAAGAAGCAATAGATACTGTCGAGCAATACAACCTTGAAAATTTGGATAAGTTCGACAGTAAATACGAAATAATAACAGCAATTATCCTGATTCATAATGAAGTTAAAACAAATGTTCATTTTATGGTCAAGGATGTTGAAGTTGATTTTGTTCTTCCTGATATGTGTGTTGCTCTTGAAATAGATGGAGAACTACATAAAAGCAGGAAAGAAAAGGACGAGGTTCGAGATTATTTCCTTAAAAAAGAATTGGGTCCAGACTGGGAGATAATCAGAATCAAGACATCATACCTTGATAAACACGCAGATAGGCTAATGGCTGCAATAGGCAAAACCTTATCTGCAAGGTACAAAGCAAAGTATGGTACATATTAAATTTGTTAAAGAGAGACTGCTTCGGTGGTCTCTTTTTGTTTGCTGACTAATCTGCCGAACGGTCAGCAGCCTGATCAAGAAGAATCTCCGGAACTAATTCTGGGATTCCTCCTAAATGAGTAGGGGGCGTGCCGAGCGTTCCCTTACTCCTTCCTGTGGTGATGACATGGCAAGAAACTTTAGCAAGAGTTTTTATAATTCTGCAGAATGGAATATGGTCCGCAATTCCGTATTGCTTCGTGACTTCTATCTCTGCCAGAACTGTGGCAAGCCTGCGACAGAAGTCCACCACAAGATACACCTGACACCGGACAACATCAATGACCCAAGCATCTCACTCAACATGGACAACCTGGTAAGCCTGTGTCGTGACTGTCACTTCGAGGAACACCGAGGGGAGCATGGTGCCGGAAGGAAGGCACAAGAATCCATGGACGGTCTGGAGTTCGATGCGAATGGTTTCCTCGTGAAAAAATTGTAGCACCGGGGGTAGCCCCTATTTTCGCTCTTGGGAGAACCCCTCGGAGAC